CCGGGTTTGATCCCCTTCTTGGTGGCTCTTTCCAGAGTTATCAATTCTGGCTCTCGTTGTTCGAACGAAAGGAGACATCATGCCTGTGACTGCTTTTGTTAGGCAGACACCTCAGACGGATTTATCGTATGATCGCTGGGACGGATACAAGTCGTGGGATATAACACCACGGCCGCATCTCGAATACAGTCGGAGACATTACGAACATCTCTCCGGTCCCATCGCTGCTCACTCGGGCGCCTCTATGGGCTTCCGTGCGGGCTATGAGTCACGATTAGAGCATGCTCGGAGTTATAACCGGGCGTACTCCAAATTCGTGGCGAAGATGGGTGATCGTTCTGAGTTGGGCACGACGCTGGCGGAATACCAGTCAGCTCACCAAATGTTCATGAAGCGCGGTACGCAGTTGCTGCGCGGTTGGACATACCTCAAGCAAGGCAAGTTCCGACGTTTCCTTGAGACGTTCGGGATTAAGCCTAAGCGAGGAGCTTCAAAACGGCGATTTAACAAGCCGAAGGAAGCTGGTGGTTTGTGGCTCGAGTATTGGATGGGCTGGGCTCCTACCGCCTCTGATCTCCATGCCTCCGCGATGGTGATGGCTCAGGTCGTACCTGAAGTTACCATCAGAGCGGCGGGCAAGGAGAATATCAAGGCGGCGGATAGCTATGGCACTTGGCAGGCGGTCGGTTCGACTGTTTGCCTCCTCCAAGGGAATTTGGAAGTAACCAATCCAAATCTCCAACTCGCGTCACAGCTGGGTCTGATCAACCCAGTTTCAATTCTGTACAACCTGATGCCGTGGTCTTGGATGCTTGGCTGGTTTGTAAACTTCAGCCAGGTGATCAACTCCTTTAGCGATTTCGCCGGTGTAAAGGTCAGTAGGTTCATGAGGACTTACCACAGCGTGTGGATTGCAAAACCCGCACCTGATGTGGCACAGTACTATGGCACCTACAGAGGTGTACAGATGTATCGCCTTCCGCTCGCAACAGTTCCGATGCCGTATCTACGGTTTACGGTTCCCAGCGCGCTGTCGGTGACCCGAGCTGCAACCCTAATCTCTCTCCTTGTTCAAAAACTCAAGGATTGAGCCTACAACGCAATACCTCCCATTTGGAGAAAAAGTTTATGCCGCAAATGGCCAACGTTACCGTCAAAGCAGCCAACGGTACAACCGATGTCGTCTACACGGCTCTCACGCCGTCTGCCGGGGATTCCATTCCGGCGAAGTGGCGCGTCGAAACCGCGTCGGCAGTTGTTGCTTTTCGCCCGACGCAGTCGATGCTCGCACAGGACACCGCCAAGAAGGACGCACGTAAAGTGATCCTCCGCGGCAAGTACCCCGTGTCGCGCACCATCAATGGCGAAGTGGTGCAAGTCGGCGTGATTCCGCTCGAACTGAGCGGCGTCATCGGTCTGCAGTTCACTCAGGCCGAGATCGACGAAGTAGTGATGCAACACACGAATTTCTGTGTGAGCACGCTGATTCGCGATTCGTTCAAGTCCGGTTACGGCCCGACCTAACAGTACCACAACCACTGAGGTGCAAAGCCATGCAGATGGACGAAGATGTAAAATCGGTTATCCTCCGCCTACTGGCGGACCTGCGTACTCCTCGGGCACTCACCGTTGCTATCCTGGTGAGGTCCGGAGAGTGGAGGCAGATCGCTGACCTTGCGATCGATCCCTTCAACTACGTTGACACAGTGTCTGGTGCGGCGAAATTTTGCCGCGATTTCCAGGCCACCGAACTTCTTAGGAAGTGCGGTGACCTTCCTGGGGCAACTCAGGAAGTGCGACGCGCTGCTGCCCGTGAGGGCTGGTTAAGCAGTGAGAAGCAAAACTGTGTCACAAACGCACGTTTGACTCCTTGGTTATACGGCTACCCAGCCGAGCTGGAACCGGCCAAGGCGGGCAGGATTTGGAGAATCATCCAAGCCGCTCGTAAAGAAATCAAACGCGTTGTTGGCCCTGTACCCGACCGTCTGGATATATCCAGGGGTTTCAGTCCAGGTACTTACAACGGTTGGAAAAGCGCGGGACGTCTGCCCACGGCTGCAGACAAACTTGCCAGCCACATAACCGTTTCCCCCGAAGCGTTGCCGATATTTAGGCACTCTTTCCCTGAAGCTTGGGAGAGGACGTTTTGGGAACTCGGCTGTAAATTTGTGTTGGAAGACACGGAGAAGTTCGGGAGTGTGCCTAAGAATGCGTTCATTGACCGCACTATTGGGACACAGCCACTCGGCAACCTCGTGTTGCAACTCGCAGCGGGGCAACATATCCGCCAGCGGTTGCTCCAACACGCGCATATTGACCTGCAATACGGTCAAGACCTCCATTCACGAACTGCGTGGAGGGCCTCGCTTAGCAACGAGGATGCGACAGTCGACGTCCGGAATGCTTCTAACTCGCAAGCGCGGGTCCTAATCCGGCTCTTGTTTGATGAGTCCTGGTTTAACTTGTTGAATGACCTCCGGGTTCGTCATCAGGTTGACGCTAGGGAGAAGCGAAAAATCAGTGGACGACGGGTGCCAATCCGTCGCTACCTCGAAATGTTCTCCGCTATGGGGAACGGTTTCACATTTGAGGTCGAAACACTGATTTTCTGGGCGTTGGCAAGGGCTATCGACGTCGAGCATCCTATGGTGTATGGAGACGACATCATCATCCCACGTGATCGGCTTGCTGACTACGTGGCGGTTCTGCGGTATTTCGGCTTCGAGCCGAACGCCCGCAAGACCTTTGGTGATGGCGCATTC